GAGCATTTTCAGTTTCAGTAGTTTTAAGGTTTGCCCGGAATCGAAAGGTTCCGGGTTTTTTTGTTTTTCCGGATAATGTAGTATCTTAGCAGTCCCGCACCAGGGACGTGTGCGCACAGCGCCATATGACGATGTAAAAGTCGGAACGAAGCCCGGATCACAAGTCCGGGTTTTTTGCGTCCAGTTGCCCCGAAATGCCCCGAAATGCCCCAATCTTCCCAAAAGTACTGGTACGCCCTGTTTTCGATACTTTCGACATTTTCGGCAAACTTGCATAATGTTGAATACAAGTTTATACAACGTATTTCTACGCAGAAAAAATAAATATTTGTCCAGTTTGTGGAATTTGTATATTTGGTGGAATAATTCCATAATATAGAATGGCAGGACGCCCGACAGATTACCAAGAATCATACAATGAGCAAGCCGAAAAGCTATGCAAATTAGGGGCAACCGATGCCGAATTAGCTGATTTCTTTGAGATTGCAGAGTCCACTTTAAATAATTGGAAATCAGTTTATCCTGATTTTATGGAGTCCATAAAAAAGGGTAAGACACTCGCAGACGCAGAGGTAGCCGACAAACTTTACAAAAGGGCTACCGGATATTCACACGCAGACGTTGATATTAAATGCTTTGACGGGCAGATTATCGAAACCCCGTTGATTAAGCACTACCCGCCCGATACAGCTGCAGCCATCTTTTGGCTGAAAAACAGGCAGCGTAAAAAGTGGCGGGATAAGATTGAGACCGGCATTACCGATGGCGACGGCAACGATATACACAACGTGGTGACACTTTTCCAGATACCAGACAATGGCAGACGCATCGAATATAAGGATAATCAGGCCGCAGGAGGGTTATCAGGAGAAGGTTCTAAGTAGTTCCGCAGACATTGTGATCAGCGGAGCCGCTGCCGGGGTTGGTAAAACGTTCGTTCTTTTACTTGATCCTATTCCTGACCTACACGTCCCGAATTTCGGAGGCGTTATATTCAGGCGTACAACTACCCAGATCAAAAACGAGGGTGGTTTATGGGACACATCAATGAAGATTTATCCATTCATTGGCGGTCAACCAAAGGAGACGTTTCTTGAATGGGAGTTTAAGCATAGTAAACTTAAATTCAGCCATTTAGAGTATGAAAAAAATATCCTTGATTGGCAGGGGGCGCAGATCCCGTTTATCGGGTTTGACGAACTTACCCACTTTACAAGGAAAATGTTCTTTTACTTATTGAGCCGTAATAGGTCAGTTTGCGGGATAAAGCCGTATGTACGGGCAACCTGCAACCCTGACCCTGAAAGCTGGGTCGCTGAATTTGTCAGTTGGTGGATTGATCAGGAAACCGGATTCCCGATACCCGAAAGGGACGGGGTGGTACGGTACCTGATTGTAGACGGGGACAAAGACATCTGGGGGAGCAGTTACGAGGAGGTTATCGAGAAGGCTTGGTACCTGCTTGAACCGCTTGTAGAAAAGTCAGGCATTGACCCGAAAGACTTCGTTAAAACAGTAGCTTTTATTTCAGGGGACATTTACCAGAATAAGGAACTGCTGAAAGTAAACCCTGGCTACCTGGCAAACCTTCTTTCGCAGGACAAGGCGACAAAATCGGCCCTGCTTGATGGGAATTGGAAGGTGGTTATTACGGAGAATGATGTTTACGACTATGCCCGTTTTGCGGGTATGTTTGAGAACTCATTCAGCCGGAAAACAGGTCAGAAGTACATAACCGCTGATATTGCCCTGAAGGGTAGTAACAAGTTTGTGATTATCGTTTGGGATGGCTACGAAGCGATTGATATTGAAATACTGGATAAAAGCGACGGGCAGGAGGTGATTGATGCCCTGAAAAAGATGGCCGCAAAACACGGGGTTCAGAATGTGGATATTTGTTTTGACAATGACGGGGTGGGCGGCTTTGTGGATGGGTTTATAGTTGGTGCCAACCCATTTAATAACGGCGGCCAGGTGATGGAAGTGAGAGATCCGGCCAGCGGTAAACTGATAAAGGAAAATTACTTCAATCTGAAAACGCAGTGTTACTACCGGTCAGGGAATAACGTGGCAAAAGGGGAAGTGATAATATCCGAGTATGTGGCAAATAAAATGTATGATGACCGGATGACCGTAAGGCAGCGGTTTATGCATGAAAGGAAAGCCATAAAGAGGGACAAAACCGATTCGGACGGTAAACTAAGGATAATCGGTAAAGACGAAATGAAGGTAGTTTTAAACGGTGATAGCCCTGACTTAATGGATGCCTTTATGATGCGGGAATACTTTGAATTGAGAGTGAAATTTGAAATTATAGTCTAATGGGTATATTTGATTGGTTCAGAGGCGAAAAGAAGGCGGCCAGGCCCGCAGCAGGATACCCGTCCTTTCAGATCATCAACGGCCAATGGGTCGGAATTGACGACAATAAAGGCAGCTACATAACCAACGGTTACACAATCAATGATCAGCTTTATTCCATCGTTAACCTGATTTTGGATAAGATCAGACTCCCGGAATGGGGTACATACAAGGTCAAAGACGAACAGAAATTTAAGGCATATCAAGGATTAATGCGGAAAAAGGGGCTGACCGGGGATGACTACAAGAACCTGCTCCAGTTAAAAGATCAAAGCCTTGAACCGGTGAGTGCCGGAAAGCTGACCGAACTACTGAAATACCCGAATGAATACCAGTCCATGCAGGACATGATGACCGCTCTTATCGGGTACAAACTGCTGACCGGGGACTATTACCAGTATAACGAGGTTTTGGATGCAGGGGCAAACCAGGGGCAGCCTTTCGCCTTCCACGCCCTGCCGTCGCAGGATGTCACAATAATAGCAGACCGGACTAAGTTCCCCCTGACCGAGATGGGTTATAATATAGCCTCAATTCAGGCCAATTTCTTAAAATCACAGGTACTTCATGGTAAGTACTGGAATCCGGGGTTTGATGCAAACGGAAGCCATTTGTACGGGCTTTCACCCGTTAAATCAGCCCTGAAACGACTGACCCGGAATAATAGCGCGCTGAAAGCATCCGGGGCCATGTATCAGAACCAGGGGGTTAAGGGGATTCTCTTTATTGACGATCCGAGGGTTTTACAGAATGGCGTGGATCCAAAAGATTCATCAAAACAGATGGCAGCGGTTAAGGCTACACTTGCCGGTGAATGGACAGGGGAAGACAATTTCGGGAAAATAGGCACATCCGGCTATAAAATGGGCTGGCAGGAGATGGGCCTTTCCCCGGTTGACCTGAATATCATTGAGGCTGAAAAGTGGGACTACATCGGGCTTTGTAATATCTACGGGGTGCCGCCGGAACTGCTCGGACTGACCGCCAAGACATACAACAACGTGAAAGAGGCTGAATCTGCTTTGACCTCACGGGTTGCCATGCCGCAGCTAGTCAGCTACCGGGATGAACTGAACCGGTACCTGCAAACCTACACGGCGCAAAAAAACAAGGGCATTATTGTTGATTTCGATCAGACCTGCTTTACTGAGTTGCAGGAAGACATGGCCATGAAGTGGGGATGGATAAAGGAACTGCCGATCAGCCCGAATAGCAAGCTGATGCAGATGGGTATGGAAACAAATGAGGCACCAGAATTTGACGAGGTATGGATAACCCCGGCAATGGGTATGCCGCTTTCTGAATGGCAAATGGAACCAGATGAACCAAATAACGCAACAGGTGTATAATGCCTATCCGGTCACGGCAAAGGAAAAGTGCTGCTCCATGCACCGCCGGAAAATGGAGTACAAGCGGGAACAGTACCGCAAACGGTTAGTTGATGAACAGACAGCAGTACATACAGGAATACGAACGAATACAGCGGAAGTACCGAAAAAAGTTCTTCCCGGCGGTTTATAAATCGATCAACAGTATCGTAAGTTCTTTGATTGACAAGATACAGGCAGACGGGGTGCAATCGGCAATGGGCGACCTGATGCTGACCATCATTAACGACAAGATCGGCGAACCCGTGAAACGGATATACTCAGAGGTGGGTATGTTTCACGTGAAACACAACTACCGGTTTATACGTGCTGAAATTGGCCGGAAGGCTTTAGGTCGCAATGAAATCTGGGTGAAGGAGATCATAGCTTACCTCGAAAAGAACCTTTGGCAGTACGTGGTAGCAAAGCCTACGGAAACGCTACGGGATCACTTTTTAAGGGTATTGCAGGAGGGCATTGATAAAGAATGGTCAGTAGACGACATTATCCGGGAAATCAGGTCAGACCAGTTTGCCCGGTATCAGGCTGAAAGGATAGTCCGGACAGAGGTCGGACGGGCAGCTAACACCGGTAAGAAGATTGCCGCTGATAGTTTTCCGTACGAGATGCAAAAGGAGTGGATCAGCTTTCAGGATATGCGGACACGGGGCCGGGTGCCGGATGATAAAAAGGATCATTACCACCTAAACGGGCAGACCGTGGCAATGGATGGAATGTTTACCGATCCCCGGTCCGGAGAGCAGATTGAATACCCGAATGCACCAGGGGGCAGCCCCGGAATGGTAATTAACTGCCGTTGTACCTATGCTACCACCCCTAAGCGGGATGCGGCAGGCGGGTTAATCGGCAGGACGGCAAAAATTAATGTAGGAATAAAACCTACTGTGAATAGGTTCTTTGAAAATAGTGGTGGTGAAAAGCCGATAATGTCAAACATTAGATCAATGACAGGCACTAATTCTGCTGATGATTTAAGCGGATTGGATGATATTTTGCTGAATGCTATTTATAAGGTTCAGTCAAGAAATAGATATTTTAAATTCTCTGGAATTGTTAAGAATGACAAGGTTTCTCTATTGGGTGCAAGTTCTGATAATGAACTTAACATAGGTAAAAGGTTTAATAAGGATGAAATAGAAAAAGCC